ACGGCTACGGCTCCGGCTACGGCGACGGCTACGGCTACGGCTACGGCGACGGCTACGGCTACGGCTACGGCATTAAAAGTTTCAATGGGGAACCGGTCTATCGAATTGACGGCGTAAACACGCTGATTCATTCCGTGCGCGGCAACACTGCGCACGGGGCAATTGTGAACGATGACTTGACGCTCACACCGTGCTACATCGTCAAGCAGGACGGGTTTTTTGCGCACGGCGAAACGCTGCGAGAAGCAATGGAGGACTTGCGCGATAAGCTTTTTGAGGATATGCCGGAAGATGATCGCATTGAGATGTTCTTGAGTGAGACAGACCGCGAGAAAACGTATCCGACGCAGTACTTTTACGACTGGCACCACCGCTTGACCGGTTCATGCGACATGGGGCGAAAGCAGTTTGCCCATGACCACGGCGTCGACCTCGAGCACGGCATGATGACGCTTACGGAGTTCTTGGAGTTGACGAAAGACGCTTATGGCGGCGATGTGATCCGAAAAGTGATTAGTAAGATGCAGGAGGTGGAGTGATGGTTTCTGGTGAGGCATTGAAAAAGCTGCAAGAGCAGATGGCGGCGTGGCCGATGACGCAAATGAGTAAGGCTGTTATGCTGAGCATCCGCCCCAAGTGGGCGGAGAAGATTGCCAACGGTGAAAAGACGATTGAGGTGCGAAAAACCAGACCGAAGCTGGACACGCCGTTCAAATGCTACATCTACTGCACGCTGCAAGGCTGTAACGAGTTTTTTCGAGTTGACCTCGGGGGTGATGTTGCCAAGTGGAACCGCGGCAAGTGGGCAGACCGCAAGGGCAAGATTATCGGCGAATTTACCTGCGACCGTATTTACGAGCTTGAGACCAAAGCGCGCGGCGGCAGCTACTACGTCAAGGGTGAAGACTGGCTGACGGCGTGCGAAGTAGCTCAACAGTCCTGCCTTACCCTCAAAGACATGCACGACTATCTGCACGCGCAAACGGGCTACGGCTGGCACATTACCGATTTGCGCATCTACGACGCGCCGAAGTGCTTGTTGAGTTTTGGGCGGAGCGGCGCGAAGATGGACGGAGGAAATAGTTGATGGTTAAAGTGTTCTGTGATATGTGTGGGCGCGAGATTGACTACGAGGTTGACGGCGTGAATCTGGATTTCAATCACTACGGCGTTGTAAATTTTAAGACACCATTTTCTGCAGAGAAACAACTGTGCCTCTCCTGCGCTGCCAGAGTTTGTAACTTTGTGGAGAACTACGCGAAGATGGACGGAGGTGACAGCGATGCGACTGATTGACAGGGATGCTATTCATTGGCGACCAGATGAAAATTGGGAGCTTTACGCTACAGCAGCAGATATTAGGGCCATCCCTATTGTAGACGCCGTGGTCGTGACGCGGTGCAAGGACTGCAAGCACAGCACATTGCCGTCCGAGCTTACCCAGCGATACGGGAAGCCGGGGACGCTGACGTGTCACAACAGACATTCGCCATGCAACAGGCGCAATGTTGGTGAGAACGATTTTTGCAGATACGGCGAGCCGAAGGAGGGGTAACGAGACGAGTGCGCTTTTAAGCAAGAGGCCCTTAATGTAATGCGTAACAGGCGCTACAACGCCGAGCAGCGCGCCAATTACGCAGAATCCCATCCGTGGCGTAACCTGTGGGAGTGGTTCAAGAGAAAGCTCAAAATGGCATAAGAAGAGGCAGGGCGAAAGCCCTGCTTCTTTTTGCTGCGGGAGAGAGGGGAAGGGGGGGATTATAGGGGGGATAGGGAGAGAGTGCTATATGCAGGATGTATCTATGTTGTGTGTATGCAACTATACAGAGGAGAGCGCAGAAAGGGAAGAGAAAGTTTCCGCGCCCGTGGTGAGAAATAAAAGATGCCGTGTTACCGTCGGAAATAGGAAGCTCGGTTCCCCGAGCGGGGATAAGAATGCTGCGCGATAAGGCCGAGGACGGGGGGCTTGCAGCATAAAAAAGAAAGGCGGTGGCGGCATGGCGAAAACTGGGCATCCTCCCAAATATGCGACGGTCGAAGAAATGCAGGCCGTCATTGACCGATACTTTGAAGATTGCAAGGGTGAGCCAATCATCGGAGACGATGGGATGCCGATCCTCGACAAATTCGGGCAGCCGTTTATCATTCACCAGCGACCGCCGACAGTGACGGGGCTGGCGCTCGCGCTTGGATTTACAAGCCGACAAGCGCTGCTGAACTATCAGGCGAAGAAAGAGTTCGTTGACACGGTTACGCGCGCGAAGGCCCGCATCGAAGCTTACGCAGAGGAACGCCTCTTCGACCGAGACGGACAGCGTGGTGCGGAATTCAGCCTGAGATACAATTTCCGCTGGATAAATGACGAGAAGAAGGACGACGGCGGAGAGAGCGTGTGCGGGGTGGCAGAGCTGCCCGCGGTAATGCCTGTTCCGCAGGACGCGGGAGGTGATGCGAATGGCGAAGCGTAGCGTGGTATGGAAGCCGCAGCCCAAGCAGGCGCTCTTTATGAGCCGATGGGAGGACGAGGCTCTATACGGCGGCGCAGCCGGTTAGGCGGGGGAAAATCCGATGCGTTGGTCATCGAGGCATTGCGGCAGGTGGATATCCCGTATTACAAGGCGATTATCCTGCGAAAGACCTTCCCGCAGCTTGCCGAGCTCATTGACAAGACGCTGAACTACTACCCGCGCATCTATCCGGGCGCGCGCTACAACGGCAGCAGCCACACGTGGACATTCCCGAGCGGGGCGAAAATACTCTTCGGCTCGATGCAGTACGCAAAGGACAAGATCAAGTATCAAGGACAGGCGTATGACTTTATCGCATTCGACGAGCTGACCCACTTTACGTGGGAGGAATATAGCTACCTCTTTTCCCGCAACCGACCGAACGGTCCGGGGACGCGCGTATACATCCGCAGCACGGCGAACCCCGGCGGTGTGGGGCACGGATGGGTCAAGGAACGTTTCATCACGGCAGCGCCGCCGATGAGGACCATCCGCGAGGATGCAGTCGTGCGCTTTCCGGATGGGCACGAAGAGTATCGGCAGAAGAGCCGCATCTTCGTGCCGAGCACGGTATTCGACAATAAGATACTGCTGAAAAACGACGACAGCTATTTGACGCGCCTTGCGTCGATGCCGGAGGCGGAAAAGAACGCACTGCTCTACGGTGACTGGGACACGTTCTCCGGGCAGGTGTTTACCGAGTGGCGCAATGACAGCGAACACTACCGCGACCGCATCCATACGCACGTCATCGCGCCGTTTCATGTGCCGAAGGAGTGGCCGATCTGGTGCGCAATGGACTGGGGCTATTCAAGGCCGTTTGCCATCGGCTGGTTTGCGGTCGACCAAGACAGGAGGCTCTACCACATCCGGGAATATTACGGCTGCACGGGCACGCCGAACGAGGGCGTGAAGATGGAGCCGATGGCGGTTGCCCGCGAGATGAAGCGCATTGAGGCAGAAGACCCAAATCTCAAGGGGCGGCACATCTTCCGTGTGGGCGATCCCGCCATTTGGGGGACGCAGGGCACAGAGAGCATCGGCTCGCTCTTTGAGCGCGAGCGCGTATACTTCGAGAAGGGGGATAACGCCCGCATCGACGGCAAGATGCAGCTGCACAACCGATTCGCGTTCGATGAGAACGGTGTGCCGATGCTGTATATCTTCGATACGTGCAAAAATTTCATTCGCACGGTGCCAAACCTCGTTTACGACGAAAAAGACGTTGAGGACGTGAACACCGAGCAGGAGGATCATATCTACGACATGACACGCTATGTGTGCATGGAGAATCCCATTGCGGCGCGGGTAAATAAGCCGCCGAAGCTGGTCTCGTACGACCCGCTGGACATCAATACGCCGAGCTACGACAGATATGCGTGGTTCCAACACAACTGACAGGAGGGGAAGACATGGCAGGAACGAGAAAATTCCCGCAGACGCAGCAGCAGGCCGACGCGGCTGGCGCTGCTGCGATGTTGGATGCAAAGGCGGAAGCGCCGCTTGTAGGCGCATTCCGCGACAGCGACGCGGCGATGAACAGCGGCGCAGCCATTGGCAGCAAGGAGATCGGCGACGCCGTAGAAACGCTGCAAAAGTACAAGCAGGGCAAGAGCAACTTTGAAAATCGCATTATCAGCGAGGAACGCTGGTGGAAGCTGCGGCATTGGGAGGATATCCGACGCGGGGCGAAAGACGCGGGAGAATCGCCCGAGCCTGCGAGTGCGTGGTTGTTTAACTCAATCATGAATAAGCACGCCGACGCGATGGACAATTACCCCGAGCCCGTATGCCTGCCTCGCGAGCAGAGCGACGAGGAAAGCGCGCAGACGCTCTCGTCCGTGCTGCCGGTCATCATGGAATACAACGAATTTGACAGCACATACAGCTTCGAGTGGTGGGAAAAGCTCAAACACGGTGTGGCGATCTACGGTGTGTTCTGGGACAAGGAGAAAGACAATGGGCTCGGCGACATCGCTATCGAGGGCATTGACCCGCTGAATATCTTCTGGGAGCCAGGGGTTGAGGATATCCAGAAGAGCCGCAACGTGTTTACGGTGGCGCTCGTCGACCGCGACATCATCGAGGACGAATACCCGCAGTTTGCGAATAAGCTCAGCGGCAGCAGCATTGAAACGGCGAAATACGAGTACGACGATACGGTGGACACAAGCAACAAAGTCGCCGTGATCGACTGGTATTACCGCAAGAAGACCGCAGACGGGCGAACGGTGCTGCACTACGCAAAGTTCATCGACGAGGAGCATATCATCTACGCCAGCGAAAATGACCCCGAATATGCGGAGAGTGGCTTCTACGAAGACGGCGAATATCCGTTCGTGTTCGACGTGTTGTTCCCCGAAAAGGGCACACCTGCGGGATTTGGATATACAGCCATTGCAAAGGATCCGCAGCTCTACATCGACAAGCTGTGGGGCAACATCCTCGAAACTTCAATGATGGGCAGCAAGCGCCGGTATTTCGCGAGCGAAAGCCTGAACATCAACGAAGAAGAGTTCCTTGACTGGCGCAAGCCGATCATCCACGTGTCCGGACAGATCGACGAGAGCAGGCTCCGCGAGGTAACGACGCGCCCGCTCGATTCCATCTACGCGAATATCGTACAGATGAAGATCGACGAGATGAAGGAAACGAGCTCAAACCGCGACGTGTCCAACGGCGGCACATCCAGCGGTGCAACGGCTGCGGCGGCTATTTCTGCACTGCAGGAGGCGGGCAACAAGGCGAGCCGCGATATGATTTCGGCGTGCTACCGCGCGCAGGCGAAAATCGTGAAGCTGTGCATCGAGCGCATGCGGCAGTTCTACGACGCAGCGCGCACTTTCCGCATCACGAATGAAATGCCCTACGAGTATGCGCAGATCGGCGTGAACGAGCTTGGCGATCAGGTGACGGGCGTGGACAGCCTCGGCAATGACCTGTTCCGCAGACCGGTCTTTGACATCAAGATCAAGGCGCAGAAGAAGAATCCATTCTCCCGCGCAGAACAGAACGAGCGGGCGAAAGAGCTGTATTCGCTGGGATTCTTCTCCCCAGACAGGGCGCAGGAAAGCATGATTGCGCTCGACATGATGGACTTCGAAGGAATCGACAAGATCAAGAGCCAGGTCAACGAGGGCGCGACGCTCTACAACGTCGTGCAGCAGCAGAGCGATCAACTGCAAAAGGCGCTCGCGGTCATCCAGCAGCTTACGGGACAGGACATGGGTGTTGGAATGGCGGGAGGCACGCAGAGCGGCGGCTCGACACGTAAGAGCGGCAGCAGCGGCGGAATTGAGAGCAAGAACGCCGACGCGCAGAGCGCGCAGACACCGTACATGCAGAAGCTTGCCGAACAGTCTAAGCCGAACATGGACGCGGGCAGCAGCGCGGCAATGCCGGGGGTGTAAGCGCATGACGATGGTTCACATCGAGCACGAAATCGGACGCTACATGATCCTGTGCGAAGGCCATTCGGCGGACGAGAAATGCTGCAACTACATCACTGGCGTGATGTACGCTTTCGGTGGCTATGTGAAGAACATGGAAGCCGATGGAGAGTGCGAGGTCTATGGCTTCGAGATAGACGAGGGTGCGCCGCGCTTCCTCATCCACTGCGGCGGCGATGAGCGCATCGAGGCGGCATTTATTGCGGCCTGCATCGGGCTCAAGCAGCTCGAGGACATGAGGCCGGATGCCATTATGGTCAGTTTCGCAGAAAATTAAAAATTTTTTCTCACCCGTGGTGAGACGGAGGAAGCCGCATGTTACGCTTTAGGCGTGCGAGTGGCTTCCCCCTATTCATACGCCCGCGAGGGAGGGGCGGCGTTTTTCTTCATCTTTTCGCCGCTCTCCCCCTCCCCTGCGGGCAATGGGAAGCGCTGCACGGCCTACACGGAGGGCCGAATATCCGCGATTTGACAAGCAGGAGGGATACCATGAACCTCAAAACCACGCTTCGCGTGATCCTGAGCCTCTTTGACGGCGGCGCTGCCGCTGCGGGAGCCGCTGCCGGTGCATCGGGCGGCGCTGAGGGAGGCGCAAGCGCACAGGGCGATACCACACAGGCAAGCTCTTCTCCCACCCGGAAGGGCAAAACGGGCGAATACGCCAACGTCGTGTTCGGCAAGCAGGAGACACCTGATGATACGGGAGCCTCTTCTGGCGAGCCGAAAGGCGAGGGCGTGAAGATGCAGCAGCACGACGCCGGGGCTGCGGAAAAAGGCGGGAAAGACCTGAAAAAGGAGTTCCTTGACCTCGTAAACGGCAAGTACAAGGACGTGTACACTGCGGAGACGCAGCGCATCATCAACCGCAGATTCGGTGAAGAGAAGGCCAAAGACCAGAAAATCGCCGATTCGCAGCCCATTATCGACACACTGATGCGCCATTATGGCGTGTCGGACGGCGATATGAGTAAGCTTCGTGCGGCTTTTGAGGGCGATGCGGCGCTCAACAGCGTGCTCTACAACGCGGAAGCGGAGAGTATGGGCATGAGCGTGGAACAGTACCGCGAGTATGCGCGGATGCAGCAGGAAAACGAAGCGCTCAAACGCCAAGAAGAAGACAGACAGCGCCAGCAGAAAGCCGACGAGACTTATAACGACTGGATTCGTCAGGCGAGCGAGCTGGTCGGCACGGCGGACGCGCCGGGCGAGTACCCTGACTTCGACCTCAAGCGCGAAGTCGCGGAGAATCCGCGCTTCATTGCGATGCTGCGCGCTGGCGTTCCTGTAAAAGACGCTTACGAGGTATCCCATTTAGGCGACATTCAGGCTCGTAGCGCGGCGAAAGCTGCGGCGGAGATGGAAAAGCGCGTGATGGACAACGTCCGCGCGAAAGGAATGCGCCCGAACGAGAATGGAACCACTTCCCAGCCGGGGGTCATTGTCAAGAGTGACCCGAGCAAATTCACGAAGGCCGACCGCGCAGAGATCGCAAGGCGCGTTCGGCGCGGCGAGCGCATCGTATTCTGATGTCCGCCTAATTTACCGACTGTAAGAAGGGAGACAAAACTCTATGAAGAAGTTCAAAGACATTTTCATTCTGCCCGTCATTCTGAACCTGTTTGAGGGTCAGACGAACGTGACGACCGATTCCGGTCTCTCGGGCGAGATGAAGACCTACTACTGCGACACCCTGATCGACAACGCCGAACCCGAGCTGGTGCATGACCGCTTCGCGCAGAAGCGAAACATCCCCAAGGGCAAGGGCAAGGAGATCGAGTTCCGCAAGTATGATCCGCTGCCTAAGGCGCTCACGCCCATCACCGAAGGCGTGACCCCCAAGGGCCGCAAGCTGTCCATGACCACGCTGACCGCGCAGGTCGACCAGTACGGCGACTTCGTCGAGATTTCCGATATTCTCGACCTGACCGCCATCGACAACAACCTGCAGGAAGCGACGGTGCTGCTCGGCTCTCAGGCGGGCCGCACGCTCGACACCATCACTCGCGAGGTCATCAACGGCGGCTCTAACGTCCAGTACGGCGAAGGTCAGGTGACGGGCCGCCATCTGCTCGTTGGCGGCGAGGCCACGGGCAACCACTATTTCACGGTTCGCGCCGTCCGCAAGGCGGTTCGCTTCCTGAAAACCATGAACGCTCCGCGCTATGAGGGCTCCTACTGGGCCATCATTCACCCTGACTGTTCCTACGACATTCAGGATGACCCTGACTGGAAGCGCCCGCACGAGTACAAGGACACCAGCAACATCTACGACGACGAGATCGGCAAGATCGCTGGCGTCCGCTTCATCGAGACGACCGAAGCGAAGGTGTTCCACGCGGACGATCTGACCGAGGGCACACGCGACCTGACCGTCAAGAGCGCATCCGGCAAGGTCGTGACCGTAAACGAGGCCATCACCACTGCCGACGCCGCAAAGCTGGCTGGCCGTGAAGTCGTCATCGGTGGTGCGCTCCTTGAGATCGAGAGCGCCTCGGCTGCGGCTGCTGGCAGCGCAACGATCACGCTGAAAGAAGCACCTGCTGCCACCCCGACGGCGTCGACCGCCATCTATCCGGGCGAAGCCGGTGCGAAGGGCCGCAACGTTTACTCCACCCTCATCATGGGCGCGGAGGCTTACGGTACGACCGAGCTGACCGGCGGCGGTCTTGAGCACATCGTTAAGCCGCTCGGCTCTGCCGGTACGGCTGACCCGCTGAACCAGCGTGCAACTGTCGGCTGGAAGGCAACCAAGGTCGCCGAACGTCTGGTTGAGGCGTATATGATTCGCGTGGAAACGACTTCCACGTTCGATGAGACCCCGCTGACCTAACCACCAAGGGGACGGCTGTGAACGCCGCCCCCGACACTGAAACGGAGGAAAGACCGATGAGCGAAGCAAAGAACGCCGTTGCGGCTGTGAACGCCGCCCCCGCGGGCGAGGAGTACGTCAGCGTCCGCCTGTTCAAGGACAGCGGCAAGTATAAGGATGACCTGCTGGTGTGCGTGAACGGCGAAAGCTGCCTGATCCAGCGCGGCGTGACCGTGCAGGTCAAGAGAAAGTTCCTGTGGGCCATCCAGAACCAGATGAGACAGGACGCGTCGACCGCAAATCTCATCCAGACGATGAGCAGCGACTACGTTGAGAGCGCGAAGGCCCACAACGCGTAAGTGAATACGACCGCGAGACACGAAAAATGAGTTGCGACACGGCGCAGCAAGGGACGAAAAAGTCGCTCTTGCTGCGCCGTTTTCCATAAGAGAGGTGACAACATGGTTATTGAAAATGCTTACGCGCTCGAAGAGATCAAGCTCGGGCGCAGGGGGGAGAATCAGGCACGCAAGGTCGTCTTTAACGTGCTGGAAAAGTGGCGCGAGGGCTATGGCGAGGGCGTGGCGAGCCTGATCGCGCAGCGAAACGGCGATGCGCAGCCGTATCCCGTGACGGTGACAGAAGAGGACGGCGCGCTCGTGTGGCGGGTATCGAGTGTTGATACGGCGGTGGCCGGTGAGGGCGCGGCAGAGCTGCGCTATACCGTGGGCGATACCATTGTGAAGAGCCAGATATATAAAACACGCGTGCGCGAAACGCTGGAAGACAGCGGCGAGACACCGCCTCCGGCCTATCAAAGCTGGGTCGATGAGGTTTTGCAGGCGGCGGCGGATGCGGAGACGGCGGTATCCAAGATGCCATACGTCGACGAGACCACGGGCAACTGGTTCAAGTGGGATGCGGCGGCGGGAGCCTTTGCCGATACCGGCGTTCCTGCGACGGGCCCGCAGGGAGAAGTTGGCCCGAAGGGTGATACCGGCGAGCAGGGCCCGAAGGGTGATACCGGCGCAACCGGCCCCAAGGGCGACACGGGCGCAACCGGCGCACAGGGCCCAAAAGGCGAGAAGGGCGATACCGGCGCAACGGGTCCGCAGGGCCCCAAAGGTGAAACCGGCCCGCGCGGCCCGCAGGGGGAGCAGGGCATTCAAGGCGAGACCGGCCCCGCTGGCCCGCAGGGTGCAAAGGGAGACAAGGGCGATGCCTTTACCTATTCCGACTTTACGGCGGCGCAGCTTGCCGCGCTGAAAGGCGACAAGGGCGATACCGGCCCCCAAGGAGAGAAAGGTGACACCGGCGCGACCGGACCGACCGGCCCCGAAGGTCCGCGCGGCCCGCAGGGCGAACAGGGCCCGCAGGGACAGACCGGCCCGCAAGGCGAGCAGGGCCCAGCAGGCCCCAAGGGGGAGACCGGCAGCGGCTTCCGCGTGCTGGGCTACTACGCGAGCAAGGCGGCGCTGGACGCGGCCAAGAAAGCGACCGCAGCGGCGGGCGATGCTTACGGCGTTGGCACGGCAGAGCCCTACGACATCTACATTTTCGACGGCATTACCGGCGAGTTCATCAACAACGGCCCCTTGCAGGGCGCGAAGGGTGACACGGGGCCCGAGGGTCCGCAGGGTCCGAAAGGCGATCCCGGCGAGACCGGCCCTCAAGGCCCTGCCGGTGCGGATGGAGCCCCGGGCAAGGATGGTGCGAAAGGCGCAGACGGTGCCGCCGGCAAGGACGGCGTGACGTTCACGCCGAGCATGAGCGACGACGGCGACCTGTCGTGGACGAACGACGGCGGCAAGGCGAATCCGCAGACCGTGAACCTCAAGGGCCCGAAGGGCGACACGGGCGCACGGGGGCCTGCCGGTGCTGACGGCGCGAAGGGAGATACCGGCCCAGAGGGGCCAAGGGGACCGCAGGGAGAGCAGGGCCCGCAGGGCAAGACTGGTCCGCAAGGCGAAATCGGTCCGCAAGGCCTGACGGGTCCGCGAGGCCCTGCCGGCGCGGATGGCGCGAAGGGCGCGGACGGCGCAAAGGGCGCGACCTTTACCCCTGCTGTGTCCGCGGCGGGAGACCTGAGCTGGTCGAACGACGGCGGGCTTGCGAATCCCGCGACGGTCAACATCAAAGGCCCCAAGGGAGACCAGGGCGAAAAGGGCGAGCAGGGCGAGAAAGGCGAGACCGGTGCGACCGGCCCGCAGGGCCCCGCAGGCCCCGTCAATATCCCCTCCACCACCGCCATCCTCAAGGGCAACGGCTCGGGCGGGCTGGTGGCGGCAACGCGAGGCAGCGACTACATCGCAAGCGGCAACATCGTCAAGCAGACGCTTGTTGCAACCGAGACCACGCCGACCGAGAACTACGCCATCAACTGGCTGTACGGCTAAGGAGGGCAACATGGCGAACAAAGCAATCGGCACACTGGCGGTCGGCTCGTCTGTGTACCTCAACGTCGGCGGTGTGCGGAAGGAATTTTTGGTGGTGCATCAGGGGTTGCCGAGCAGCATGTATGACGCAAGCTGCAACGGCACTTGGTTGCTGATGAAGGATTGCTACGAGAACCGTGCTTGGAACAACTCCAATGTAAACAAGTACGAAACCAGCGACATTCATAGCTACCTGAACAGCACGTTCCTGAACCTGTTCGATTCCGACATCAAGGATGCCATCAAGCAGGTGAAGATCCCGTACCGTCAGGGCGGTGGCTCCGGCGGCACTGACCAGAGTGGCGCGAACGGCCTGCCCTGCAAGGTGTTCCTGCTATCCGGTCCTGAAGCCGGCTTGGCTGGCGCAAGCTATATACCGAATGATGGCACTAAGCTGGATTACTTCAACGCGAACACCAAAATAGACTCCAAGCGCATTGCATATCTGAGTGGTACGGCCACTGCTTGGTGGCTCCGCTCCCCGAGCACCTACAGCGCCAACTACGTGTTGGTCGTCAACTCCCAAGGCGGCTACAACGACACCTACGCATCCAACGCGTGCGGCATTCGCCCCGCTTTGGTTCTTCCCTCTGACGCCCTCGTCGACGATTCCGGCAACGTCCTGCCGCCGGTTGACCTCACCGCTCACAAGACGCTCATAAACGGCACGGCCTACACCGTGAAGGGTGGCAAGTGCATGGTCAACGGCACGGTGTACAACATCAAGAAGGGCAGGACGCTCATCAACGGCACGGGGTATGACATTACGTTTAAGCCGAGCTACGACCCCGTATTTGCCAACAACACGTGGGAGCAGATTATCGAGGCATGCCACAATAACGCTGTGCCGGAAACGTGGAAGGTAGCAGACCAGAAACCCATGACCATCAACGGCGTGGACTATCTAATCGACATCATCGGCAAGAACCACGATGACTATTCAGACGGCTCGGGCAAGGCTCCGCTGACCTTCCAGCTGCATGACTGTTACGGTACGAAATACGGCATGAACAACTCCAACACCAACGTCGGCGGTTGGACGAGCTGTGCCATGCGGCAAACGCACCTGCCTGCCATCCTGAGCCAGATGCCAGCGGAGGTACAGAACGGCATCCGCGAGGTGAACAAGCTGACCTCGGCGGGCAGCGAGAGCGCCACCATCAACACCACGGCGGACAAGCTGTTTTTGCTGAGTGAAATCGAGATTTTTGGCAGCGTGAGCTATTCCCTTGAAGGCGAGGGCACGCAGTATGACTACTACAAGGCGGGCAACAGCAAGGTGAAGAAGTTCAACGGCAGCGCGGGCCTCTGGTGGGAGCGCTCTCCGCGTGGCAGCCGCCCCACGAGTTTCTGCATTGTCGACAGCGGCGGCGACGCCACCTACGGCGGCTCGAGCGGCGTGTTTGGCGTGTCCTTCGCCTTCTGCTTCTAAAGAAAGGACTGATTATTTATGGCAATTTACATCAAAGTCAACAACACTGAATACCCCGCAGAGATCAACGGCAACCCCAAAGACCGCTCGTGGGGCGACCGTGACACCAAGAGCATTGCGCTCACAATGACCACCGCCGAGGTCGCGGCGCTGCTGCCCGACAACACGCCGTGGAGCATCGTGCTGCGCGAGACGGTGGACAAGCTGGACAACGACGGCAATCCAACGGGCGAGACCAAAGAGGTCGTCAACGAGTGGGACAACAGCGCCTACAGCCTGAGCGGGGCCATCACCGACCACCGCGACGGCACGGTATCTATCAAGATGGGCAAGCCCACGGAAACCGAAAGCGCCAAAGCGACCGTCACCGCCCTTGCGGGTGAGCCGGTCACATACGCCCGCGCGGTGAAGCTGCGGCCCATCATCGAGCAGGCAGCGGTCAGCCTGAGCGACGGCGAGGCGGCGAGCGTGCCGGAACTCATCACAGCATGGACGTACCCCGTGGATTACGCCGAGGGCGACCGCAGAAGCTACGGCGGCAAGGTGCACAAGTGCCGTCAGGCGCATACCTCACAGGCCGACTGGACGCCGGACAAGACGCCGAACCTCTGGGCGGTCATCGACGCCGCCCATGCGGGCACGCAGGACGACCCCATTCCCGCAGCGCGCGGCATGGAATACGAGTACGGCAAGTATTACCTCGACGGCGATGACGGCAAGGTGTACAAGTGCGAGCGTATCGGAGAGGCCGCGGGCGGCAAGATCGTCTTGCAGTATCTGCCGCATGAGCTTGTGGGGCAGTATTTCACGGAGGTCTAATGTATGAAAATGCTGAAAGCGATCCGCGACGCGGACGCGCTGCGGCCTAACAAATTGAGCACGCCGCGCAAGGCGGAAATCCTTATGGTGCTTGAGCACCGAATCGCTGAGATGATGGGGGCGGAAGCCCCCACCCTCAAGGTGAACGTGGAGGATGACACCGCGAGCGTCGAGGACATGGAATTGCTGCTGCCGGACGGGCACAACGAGTGCTACCACCTGTATTTGGCAGCGCAGCTCGACGCCTACAATCAGGACAGCGCGCTATATGCCAATGACCATGCCATTGCCAACGAGGCGGTGGCCGATGCTATGGCGTGGTGGCGGCGCGAAAACCGCAAAGAAAGCAAGGGCAACTGGAAGGTGTGATGACAAGTGCCGACGACATTTCAGCTGGTGGAGACGACCTTCCCGAACGGTGAAGGCAAAGACACGCAGGAGCAGATCAACGGGGTCTATGACTACCTTTTCGTGCTTCTGGAACAGCTTCGGTATACGCTCTTCAATCTGGACGGGAGCAACATCAATCAGAATGCACTGAGCGAGTTTATCAAGAATATTTCCGAGCCGATCTACGCCAAGATCGAGGATACGGACAAGAATGTAAATGAAATTTCCATTACAGCGAAAGGATTAGATGCTCGACTTAGCGACGCCGAGGGGAACATTACACAGCTTGACACAACGGCAAAGGGCTTGCAGGCAAGCGTTTCAAACCTCGACGGCGCGATCACAAACATCAAGGCGGACGTGAACGGCATCCGCGCGACGGTGAGAACCAAGATCGATGCGACGCAGGCGCAGAGCATTTTTGATCAGAGCGCCCAGGGCTTCACGCTGGCCGTAACGAGCGGCGAGAACGGCACGATCTTCAAGCTCAATTACAACGGTGCACAGATTGCGAGCACGGGATCTATCGACCTCTACGTGGACGCGGTGAACATCTATGGAACGCTGACGGCGACGGAGATTGAAGGGGATAGGATCACCGTGCGCAATGATGCGGGACGGCGCTGCGGGTATATCTCCACGGAGTACGCCAGCACGGCGGACTACAAAATGACGCTCGAGAGCAAGGCCATGGAGTTGAACGCGACGAGCGGAAACCTGTATCTGTCAGGGAATAACGGAAGATCAGCGCTCAATTTCGACTACGACTTCATTGATTGCCGCGGCGATTTCGCCCCGAATGCAGATAACCGGTACAATCTTGGCGCACCAAATTTTGTTTGGAGCGCAATTTATTGCAGCACGAACGAGCTGAACGGGTCCGACCGAAACATCAAGAACAGCATTGAGGCGCTGCCGGAGAAGTACGTGCGCATGTTTGAGCTCGTCGAGCCGAAGCGCTACAAGCTCAACAGCGGCACGAGCGGGCGCTTCCACACCGGATTCATTGCGCAGGAGGTAGAGGACGCCATGCGCGCGTGCGGCATTGAATCGAAGGAATTCGCGGGCTGGGCAGCTGCCAAACGCGAGGACGGCAGCGAAACGTATTTCCTGCGGTACAGCGAATTCATTCCGATCCTGTGGGCGAAGGTACGCGAGCAGGAAGAACGGTTGAAACGATTGGAGGAATCAGCATGAATGAGAAGATCAAGCAGGAAGCAGCGCACGCGATGCGCCTGATCGGCATTTTGAACGTCAACGGCGATGCCGTCGATGTGGTGGCAGCGGTGCGCCAGTCGCTTCGCAATATCGCAATGATATGCGACGGCACGGAAGCACCGGAGAAGAAAGAAAGCGAGGGCCCAGATGAGACTGCCTGAGATCACGGCATATATGAACCGGCGCGTGCAGCAAGAAAAATTCGGCGGCATCAACCACACATTTGGCGCGGCGGGCGGCGAGCTCTACGACATGAAGAACCTGTCGGCGCGGTATTATCCGCTGCTTGCCCCGCGCGCAAGGCGCTACACCGTGCGCAAGAACGCCGGAACGCCGAACGGCATTTTCAGCGCAGGCAAACTCTACGAGGTATATGGCACAAAGCTCTACATCGACGGAGTGGAAAAGTCGACGGTCGCCGACAGCGAAAAGACTTTCTGTGCACTGGGCGAGCGCGTGCTCATCTTCCCCGACAAGATCGTGTGTGAAAAGGACGGCACGATCAAGCCGATGGAGGCTAGCTACGCCGCGGCGGGGCTGAAATTCGGGAATGGTACGTATGCCGACGAAAAGGCGGCGGCAAACAGCATCACGACGACCGGCGCGGCGTTCCCATTCAACGTGGGCGACGCCGTGACGATCTCGGGCTGTACAAAGGAGACCTACAACAACCGCACGCCCATCATCCGAGAGATCAGCGAAGACAAAAAGACGCTGCGCTTTTATGAAAACACTTTCCGCCTGCCCGATGGGCAGGAAAGCATCACGGAGCCCGGAACAGTCACGCTCAAGCGCAGCGTTCCCGACATGGATTTTGTCTGCACGAACGAGAACCGCGTGTGGGGCTGCAAGGGCGACAGCATCTTTGCTTCAAAGCTCGGCGACCCGTACAACTGGAACGTGTTTGACGGACTATCCACGGATGCGTTCAGCGTGGAGAGCGGCACGGCGGGAGCATTCACGGCGTGCGTGAGCTACCTTGGTTACCCGTGCTTTTTCAAAGAAGACAAAATCTTCAAGATGTACGGCACGATTCCGACAAACTTCCAGCTCATGTCAAGTGCGGTGCTCGGCGTGATGAAGGGCAGCCACAAGAGCCTCGCCGTTGCAGGTGAAACGCTCTATTACCTCTCAAAGGTCGGCATCATGGCGTACAGCGGCGGCATGCCGCGCTGCATCTCTCGCACGCTGGGCGATGATGTGCGCCTCTCTGACGCGGTGGGAGGAAGTGACGGCCTCAACTACTACGTGAGCTTGAAAGAGGATGGCAAGGCGGCGCTGTACTGCTACAGCAGCGAAAACGGCGTGTGGCATAAGGAAGATACGCTTGCCGTGGTGCAAATGGCCTATTCGGGCGGTATCATGGCCTTAGTAGACGGCGGGTGCGTGCTGCTTGGAAATCCGGCAGATATCCCGACCGGCGCAACACGCGAGGGGGCTGTTATTAGCGAGGCGGAGTTTGCCGACTATGACGGCGGCTCATTCGACGCGAAGCACGTGCAGCGCGTACGGGCGCGGCTGGAATGCGAAAAGGGCACAACGGTCGTGTTCCTTGTCAAGTTTGACGGCGGCGCGTGGGAAGAGGTCGACCGCTGCGGGGCACAGGAGAAGGACGTTTTCACGCTCAACTGCCCGATCCGCCGCTGCGACCACTTTAGATTAAAAATCAAAGCCACAGGAGAATACCGGCTCTATGCGCTCGAGTACGAATACGTGACGGGCGGCAGAAAGTGAGGGGACAATGGCAGATAATTTCAAACACAAGAATACAGACCTGACGCTCATCAACGATTCTGGAGACCTTGATCTCATCCGGCAGTATACCGAGGCCTACAACAAGGCATATGCCGAGGGAGACAAGGCGGGCCAGCAGGCGGCGCACGACGCAGCGGAGAAAATCCGCGCGAAGTACGACTATTCCGGCGGCGTGGACGGCAGCGAGTACATCAAACTCGGCACGGGCGCGAGCCCTGCAAAGGCTGACACGAGCTGGCTCGATAAGCTGGGCGACAGCAGCTACAACTATGACCAGAGCGGACAGATCAGCGCAAAGCTCGACGCGCTGCTGAATCGCACGCCGTTTTCCTACGACGCGGTGAGCGACCCACTCTATCAGCAGTACCGAAAGCAGTATACGCGCGAGGCAGACCGCAGCGCGGAGGATGTGCTCGGCAAGACGGCAGTGATGACGGGCGGGATGCCGTCCACGGCGGCGGTGGCAGCGAGCCAACAGGCGAGCGACTACCAGATGAGCCAGATGACGGACAAGATCCCCGAATTACAGCAGCTTGCCTATAGCATGTATCAGGATAAATTGAGCGGCGACCGCGCCGACCTGAATACGCTCATCGGCCTTGAGGACAACAACTACAACCGCTGGCTGGCTGACCGCAATTACCTCTATCAGCTTGCGCGCGATCAGGTGGGCGACCAGCAGACGGCGGATGCGCTGGCGTATCAGAAGCAGCAGGACAAGCTGAACTATAACTACCAGAAGGAACGCGACGCCATCGATGATGCACGATACAATGCGGAATGGCAGTATAAATTGCAGCAGGCCGCGCAGCAGGCCGCGAGAAGAAATACCCGCGTCAGCACCACGCCTACGGGCGGCGGCGAGGCGGATTATGATGGCTTGTTCGCAGCGGCGCAGGCAAGCGGCTATCCCAAGAGCTTTATCTCCAACAACTATAAGAAGTACGGCTTTTCCTCTTCAAGCAGTTTGTATGACGATTATGAGAGCTGGCTCGAGGGGCAGGGCGGCGGCAGCGGAAGCGGCAGCAGCGGCAAGACACTGCCGCAGGGTCAGTTTATTGCTCTACTGAGCGGATTCAACACGTCGCTGAAAAACGGTGAAGGCGAGCGTATCCTTTCGACGCTCGACAAGGCATGGCCGCTGATGACGAGTGATCAGAAGGCAGAAATGCAGAAGCTGCTGACGCAGTACGGCTATTCCTACGAGGAGGGCTAAATGGGACGATTAGTAAAAGCGAATCCGGAAGTGGAAGCGAGCAAGGGCCAGACAACGGTTGTTGGAACCGGCACGCACGGCAGGCTTGTGAGAACGGGGGATGTGCAGCACACATCCCCTACGGGCAATGTGGTGCAGAAGAAGCCGACAGTGCAACCGAGCAAGGCGGCAACGATTCCCGCAAAGGCGAGCAGCCCCATGTTCCGCACGCGGCAGAATGTCGTGACGCCAAAAAATCAAAGCGCGCTTGCGCAGAATCTTGCGCAGGGGGCCTTACAGAAGAAGGACGCGAAGAACTACCAGAGCAAAGAAGCGTTCGAACAGCACGTGCAGGAGGTAAAAGCCCCCACGGTCGCGCAGCGCGTCGGCAACACCGTCAAGGGCGCGGCGAAAACCTATGGCGCGGGCTTTGTCAATCTCGGCGGCGTGGTGGCGCAGGGGCAGGGCGGCACAGCGATGTCACCGGTCTATCGCGCTCAGGCGGAGACGTTGGACCAGCAGATTGCGGCATTGGAAGCGACGCTGAGCGATCCGTCGATGACGGCGCAGGATATTGCCGACACGAAAGAGGCGATTGCCATCGCTCGCAGCGAGCGTGAGAAGTACGGCAAGATCATCGAGAGCGGGGAAAAGGCCGCAGTGGGAGCCTATGACATCGCTGACAGGCTGGCCGACAGCGGCGCAAAGGATATCAACAAGGCGAAAAGCGGGCTCGGCAAGGCCGGACAACTCGCCGTTGACGCGGGCGTCGCGGGTGCGCAGATGGGGATGGATATTGCCCTCACGCCTTTTATGGGCGGCAGCGCGCTCTTCCCGATGTTCATGCGCAGCGCGGGCGGAGGCGCGCAGCAGGCGCGCCGCGCGGGCGCGACGCATCAGCAGCAGGTCAACTATGGCTTTGCGTCCGGCGCGCTGAGCGTGGCAACGGAGAAGATCGGCAACGCGGCAGGGCCGTTCAAGAAGATGTTTGGCAAAGGCTTCCTTGATGACGTCATCGAAAGAGCAACGCAGAATCTGACCCGCAGCGCGGCGGGAAAGATCGCATTGTCGTTTCTGGAAGAAGGCGGCGAGGAGGCCATCGAAGACCTCATTCAGCCTGCCTTGCAGATGATCTATAACGGCAAGACGCTTGGTGGGAGCTATAGCGAGCTGGAAGCATCGGAAATTCTGAACGACTTCCTCGTCGGCGGTATCCTCGGCGGGCTTGGCGGCGGAGTGGAAGTGGCGGCAAACCGCTTTGCGCGCTTTGATAACTCCCTCGGCGAGAGCGGACGCAAGGCGATTCGCGGCTCGTATCAGGAGGGCAAGGACACAGCAGAGCACGTGAAGGACTTTATCCCTGCCTACAATGCGGGCGTGGAGGGCAAGGCGAACCCGAACCCGACGAATGAGACGGCCTATGCAGGCTATGTCGCAGGGCAGAACGACGCGAAGGCCGGGGCAGGAACAGGCGAGCACATCGACAGCCGCACAAAGGAAAACGTATCGGGCAGAAACGTGAACGCTTTCCAGTTCGACCACCCCGAGCTGCACAGCTATTATAGCGCGGCGGCAGAGCAGATCGCAGGTATCGCCGATATGAGCCTTTCACGCGGGCAGCAGAAGGGTGCACGGCAGCGGACAGCAAACGGATACCAGCGAAGCAATCAGATATTCGAGACACCCGCCATGCGCAAGGCGATGGACGAGGGTCTGACGCGCACGCAAATCATTGATGCAGCGCAGCGCATCATCAACGATAACGGGCAGGAGAACGTCAAAGCGGCGAAAACGCTCGAGATCGTTCTTGACGACATGCTGACGAATGGGTACACTGCTGTTGATGGAACGGCGGTCGCCCCAAACACGGATTATATTGCAGCAAAGCAGCGGATCGCAGGCGCAGAGGCGCAGGCGACCGGATTTGACAATTATGTAACTGACAACCGCCTTGCCCTCGAGACAGGAGAGGTAACAATGGACGAGCTGCGCGCAGAATACGCGCAGCAGGAAGGAGCCGAACATGGAGAAGCAGTACATTTACGCGAAGGCAGCGAACGGGATAACGGTGCGAATCCCCGCGGAGAAGTACGAGGCGTGGAAGAAGGCACAGGACGAAATCCGGGCCGGAAGGAAGGGCGACACTTCGCAGACAGCGAAGCAGCTTCGCTCGATTATGGAGAAAAAGTAAGCACTGCGAGCTTCGGCATCGGCAGAGGCGCATTCAATGACAGCGTCTATCTTGTGAAGAACGAGACGGCGGAAATGCGCAAGGCGAAGGACCTTGCCAAAGAGCGCGGTCTGCGCGTGACGTTCTTTGCCGGGAATAATCTGACGTTCCGTGACAAGAGCGGGAAAACGTTCAAGGTGCGCGGCTACGTTTCAGGTGACCGCGTATTTATCCGTGCGGATCATCCGGAATTTACGTCGTACCAGATCATGCGGCATGAGGCCGGACATGATATGATCGCAAAGGGCGAAGTCGATTTGAACGAGGTACGCACGCGCATCGATAAGACCTTTACCGGCGGTGAGGTCGACTCCCTCTGCACGGCGTATGCAGATGCTTATGCCGGCACCGAAATGACGGCGCAGGAGATTTGGGAAGAGGTGGTTTGCGATAGCCTCGGCGATATGAACATTTTCGCCGACAGCGAGATCGGCGATGCGGCGGCGTTTCTTCTTGCACATATCAAGGTGGAGAGCGAAACCGTTGCACAGGAAAACTCGCGCGCGCCGCCAAGCGGAACGGGCCAGGTACGCGAAAAATTTAGCTATGCAGGCGAGAAAGCGGAGAATGCAGACAAAGCAGCGCTTAATACGGCGAAAGAGATGGAGAAAAACGGGACTGATGCTGAGACCATCCGGCAGAAAACGGGCTGGTTCCGCGGCGCGGACGGCAAGTGGAGATGGGAGATCGACGATAGCGGCATGAAGCTGCGCTTTGAATCTGGGTTATATGACTACAATACGGAGCTGCGGGAGAAAACCCATGCATGGGTTAGGCTGACCAACCGTGAGCTGACGGACGAACAGAGGAGAGACCTTGCGGACTACCAGAGAAGCACAGAGCGCGGCGAGGCCGACGAGGCGCTATACGAGAAGCTGACCGGAGAGTTTGGCGGCGATTTTGAGAAATGGGCGCTAACATTGGAAACAATGAAAGAGGCTGCAAAGTCCATCCCCAACTACACTACGCTGGGCGAGCTGGTGGACGCACCGGCGCTGTTCGCCACCTATCCGGACATGAAAGATATGGATGTAACGTTCCAGACGCTTGAGCGCGGGCAGAACGGCGGGTATAGCCGCAGGTTCGACAGCATTGAACTGAGCCGCGACCTGAAAAACAGACCGGAGGCACTGTTGAATTCCCTCACTCATGAGGTACAGCACGCCGTTCAGCAAAGAGAGGGCTTCACACCCGGGGCAAATCTGAAATACTGGAACAGAAAGCTCGAAGAGGGATATGACGGCAGGGACGCCGAAACCAGACGCGAAGGCGCGCGGCTGCGCGAGCAGTATGAGCAGATGAAAGCGGACGACCCCGAGTTTATGCGCAGCATGGAAGAACTGAACGCCATGGCGCCAACGGTGCCGCGCGGGAAAGTCGACATGGACACATGGGAGCAGGTCGAGCCGGATCCGCCGGAATGGGTGCGCTTCGACGAAAGGCGCGACCAACTGGAAGAAAAATACGGCGACCGCGTGTGGGATTATTTCAGCCTGCGCGACAGCATCGACAGAAACGCGAGGGACAGCAGACTGCCGGGAGACCTCTACCGCGACACGGCGGGCGAGATCGAGGCGCGGGACGCTGCGGCGCGGCGCGGCCTGACGGCGGAAGAACGTAGGAACCGCAAGCCGGACACCGGCGACGAGAACACGGTGTTTTCGGACAGCGGGGAGAGCTATGAGCTTGTCGGAAAGAACAAGGACGGAATCGAGGTCTATGAGACCGGCGAGGACATTAAGAAGATGTCCTACAAGGAGCGCATGGAATCCTTTATGGACATCATGCGCAACGAGTACGCGGGGCGCACGGCCAAATTCAGCGACGGCAACAACACCTATTATGCGAAGTTTGACGAAGCAGACCTTCGCAAGAGCGTATACGGCGATAAAAAATCCTCTCAAAAGGGCTGGAAGGCGAAAATCAATACCGGCGCGGATGGCAGCATCTTTGAGCTTGTAGAAAACGCGACCTACAACGGAGGTAAAGCCGAGCAGGGGAAGAAAACGCAGGCACATCAAAATCTGACCGGCTGGGAGTATTTCGTCAAGACCGTGCAGATCGATGGACAGGTGTATGACCTGCTGGCAAATGTAAGAAAAAAGCCGGACGGAGAATTTGTCTACTCCATCCAGCTTAATGAAAATAAAAATAAAGCATCGGCACCGCCCCTTCAGTACCGAAATGGTACAGCTAAAGCGAATAATCGCCCTGTTGGGGTGTCCACCAATGCTTCGAATGGTAGTGTACCTCAAAATGGCGGGAATGTCAACGGCGTGAATGATGCGCAATTCTCTCTCGAGATTCCCGAGGCAAACTATGAAGCGCTGAAAGAGAAGTACGGATATATCCCTGCGGGCGAGCGCGCGTACCGAGAGGTACAAGTGCCGAAGAAAACGGCGGACGACAAATATGTCAGCCGCACGATCCGCACGGTGCTGGAAGCAAAGGCAACGCCGGACGCAATGGTGCCGACGCTGGAACGAATGGTGGCAAAAGGAGATTTCTCCTACGACCGCTATACGGACAAGCAGGCCATCAGTGACGCAGAAAGCCGCATCAAAACCGAAGGCTGGCAAAAGACCCTGAACAAGTGGAAAAGTTCCACCAAAGAGGGAATCAGCAAGGAGAATACGGCGATTGGCTGGGCGCTCTACAACAATGCAGCAAACAGCGGTGATGTGGAGACAGCTATCGATGTGCTCGACACCATCGTAAAGCGCCAGAGAAATGCGGCACAGGCGTTGCAGGCAACGAGGCTGCTCAAGCAGCAGGACCCCAGTACGCAGCTTTATGCGGCGCAGCGCAGCGTGGAAAACTTGACAGAAGATCTCAAAAAGCAGTACGGGGAAAAGGCCCCTGATCTGAAGATTGACCGCGACCTCGCTGAGAAGTTCCTGAACGCAAAGGACGACGATGCGCGCACCGAGGCGATGAAGGAAATCTATCGCGATATCGGCAGACAGATGCCGAGCCGCTTCATTGACAAATGGAACGCTTGGCGCTACTTTTCGATGCTTGGCAATCCACGCACGCATGTGCGCAACATCGTTGGCAACGTAGGATTTGTTCCTGCTGTCACGGTAAAGAATGTCATCGGCGCAGGCATTGAGAGCGCTGCGAATGCTGTGAGCGGCGGCAAAGTCGGACGCACGAAGGCTATCCTGACGACGAAGGACGCAGGGCTTATCAAGGCGGCGTGGAGCGACTATGCCAACATTCGCGAGCAGGCGCTTGGCAGCGGCAAGTACAATGATAATGTCAATGTGCGACAGGAAATCGAGGAAGGGCGCACGATCTTCAAACCGAAGCTGCTGGAAGCGATGCGCAAATTCAACAGCACGGCGCTGGATGCGGAAGACGCATGGTTCTCCAAGCCACATTACGCGGCGGCGCTAGCGCAATTCTGCAAAGCAAATGGCATTACCGCGGAGCAGGTCGCTGGCGGGAAAGGCATTGAAGCGGCACGCGAATACGCGATCAGAGAGGCGCAGAAAGCAACCTATCGAGACACCAATGCGTTTTCACAGATGATCTCCGATCTCGGCAGATACCGCGGGGATAACAAGATGAAACGCCTCGGAAGCACCCTCGCCGAAGGAATCCTGCCGTTCCGCAAGACACCAGCCAACATTCTGGTGCGCGGCGTGGAATACAGCCCTATTGGTTTCCTCAAAAGCATAAGCTATGACCTTGTGCAGGTGCAGAAGGGTAATATGCAGGCGACCGAAATGATCGACCGGGCCGCCGCTGGGCTGACCGGCACGGGGCTGATGATGCTCGGCCTTTATATGGCGAAAGAGGGCATTCTTCGCGGCAGCGGCGGTGATGACGAGAAGAAGAAAAAGTTCGACGAGCTGCAAGGACATCAGGAATACGCACTGGAGCTGCCAAATGGCACGAGTATTACGCTGGATTGGCTTGCGCCGGAAGCACTTCCGTTTTTCGTCGGGGCAAACCTTTACGAGCAGATGCAGGCAAACAACGGGTACCTCACTATGAGTGATATGCTTCAGGCAGCAAGCAACGTGACGGACCCGCTTCTTTCCATGAGCTGTCTGCAAAGCCTGAACGACGTTTTTGACGCGGTGGGGTATGCGTCCTCTGGAAACACAAACGCACTAACCAGTGCGGTAGCAAGCGCGGCGACGAGTTATTTGACGCAGGGTATCCCGACGGTCTTCGGGCAGGCGGAGCGCACGGGCGAAAGCACACGCATGACGACCTATACGGATAAGAACAAATTCCTGACGCCGGATATGCAATATGCGCTCGGCAAGGCCAGCGCGCGTATTCCGGGCGTTGACTACGGGCAGATTCCCTTTATCGACGCATGGGGGCGCACGGAAAACTCCGGAGGCGTGGCCGCGCGGGCATTTAACAATTTTGCGAATCCCGCGTATACCTCGAAGGTAAGCGGCAGCAAAATGGAAGATGAATTGAGCCGCCTGTATGAGGCGACCGGTGAGACCAAAGTCCTGCCGCAGCGCGCACCGAAATTTTTCACCGTGAATAAGGAAAACAAACAGTTGACCGGCGAGGAATACGTCAAGTACGCCACAAAGCGCGGGCAGACTTCCCATAAGATCGCCAGCGAGCTCACGGGACTTGCGAGCTATAAGTCCATGAGCGACGGCGATAAGGCAGATGCCGTTGCGAAAGCCTACGAATATGCCAACGTCGTCGGGAAAATGAGCGTGAGCAGCTATCAACCGGACGGTTGGGTAGCAAAGGCTGTAGAGACCGTCAAAAAAACGGGCGTTTCAGAAGCCCAGTATATTGTGCTCTATCTGGCGAAAGGCGGGATCGAAAGCCTGAAGGACAAAAACGGGGATACCATCAGCAACAGTGAAGGCTTACAGATCATGGAGCTTGTTTATCAGCAGAAGGGGCTTTCCGATGAACAGCGTGCAGCCCTCTTTGAGGACTTCGGCGTCGGAAAGAGCATTCGCCATTGGAACCGCGCGCGGGTGGACGAGCAACTTGCAATCGCACGGAAGAAAGCGGTTTAAACAAAAAGAACCTGTCGGATCCCCGGCAGGTTCTTTTACCCCGTGGTGAATTTGCGGAAGCGGCATGATAGGCTCAATGAAGAACACCATAAAAATAAGGGGGCGTGAAAAATGGATAATGCAAAGCACTACGACGACGCGGCAATCGCGCTCATCGAATCGCGGTGCAAGAGCAATACGCATCGAATCAATGAGCTGCAGGAGCACCAAACGGCGCTTGACAGGCTGGCAACGTCAGTGGAAGTGCTGGCGACCAAGCAGGAGACCGTCGAGGGAGACGTCAAAGAGATCAAAGAGGACGTAAAGGCCATCACGGGCAAGCCCGGGAAACGCTGGGACAGTCTGGTCGACAAGGCTCTCGCAGCGTTGGCGGGCGCGTTTATCGCGTGGCTACTGAGTGGGGCGGTCGGATGAAGCGCCTTATCAAAAAGGCATCGAAATTGCGAACGAGGAACATCATTTTGATTATCGTTGGCATTTTCATCGCCGCTTTTGTGATCTACACGGTCATCTTTTACAGCATCAAGGGGTGGCAGTGGGACAACATCTTCCCGTACCTGCTGGGTACGGGCGGCATCATTGAAGCCTTTACCGGGCTTCTGACACTGGTGGAAATTATCGTTGGACGAAAACGAAAGGAGAAGAACAATGAAGTTTGAAATGAGTAACAAGGTGTACGATGTGCTCAAGTGGCTCGTGCTCATCGTACTGCCCGCCTGCTCCGGCCTCTACGCCGCGCTGGCGGGTGTTTGGGGCTGGGGGTATGTAGAGCAGGTCACAACCACCATCAGCGCCGTGGCACTGTTTATCGGCGCGCTCATCGGCGTATCCAGCGCCAACTACAAAAAGGAGCACGGCGATGTATCACAGTAGGGACATCGCCGACCTGCGGGCGGACGTGCGCGCAAACTGCGTTATCTTCCTCGACCTCTGCAAGGAGGCGGGGCTTCCCGTACTCGTGACGGAGACGGTCAGGGATGCCGAGTACCAGCGTTATCTTGCCGCGAACGGCTACGCGGCAAAGACCGCGACGCGCCCGACGTTCCACGGCGTCAAAGCTGGGCTGGCGTTCGACATCTGCAAAAACGTCAAGGGGCATGAGTACGACGATCCGTCGTTCTTCGCTCGCTGCGGGCAGATCGGCAAGCATGTCGGCTTTTCGTGGGGCGGCGACTGGAAGAAATTCCCCGACCGACCGCATTTCCAGTGGGACGACCATATGCGATACACAGGGAGCATGATCTTGGCGGGCAAGTATCCGCCGGAAATGGAGGAGTACATGGATCAGGCAACGTTTAACAAGATGATGGACGCTTACCTTGCGCAGCTGCGCACGAAGCCCGTCTCCACGTGGGCGGCGAAAGACTGGGCGGCGGCAAAGGCTACGGGCATCACGGATGGCAGCGCCCCGCAGGGGCTTATCACGCGGCAGGAAGCCGCGACGATGATCCAGAGAGCGACAAAATAACGGTGTCCGATTTGGGCACAGGAAGGAGCACGGACGGCGAAAGCCACGCGCAAGCGCTCTGCAACGTCCCACACGGGGCATGGACAGTCAGCACAGGTCAATCCGCGCGCGATTATCCTCTATGGCTCCCAAGCGAGCCGTGGCGTATATCTTATCGTTTGAGCTGCCGCAGGATGAGGCGTACTGCCTTATTGAATGCGATGTGCGCGGGAAGAGCCGCGTCGAAGTCGCGGAGACACTGCACGTCTCACCGGAGTACGTGAAGACGCGACGACGCCGGGCATACAGCAAAATCGCGGACGGTATCAAAAACACATAAAGAAGAGACCCTACAAAGACCTTTTTCAGGCTCTTTGCGGGGCCTCTTTTTCGTTATCATTGAGACAACAAAAGGAGGTGCGCGCATGGGATACTTTGGCAATCCTTATCAGCCGCAGCCAATGGGCTATAACCCCTATGGCGGATATGCCCCTGCAAGCCCACAGAACGGCGCAGGAGCGATGCAAGGCTTTGCGGGTCAAATTACCCGCGTGAACGGAGAAAACGGCGTGGATGCTCTCAGGATGGCCCCGCGCAGCGAATTGATCGCGATGGATATCTCGCGGTCGGATGTGTTGATCGGCTGGTACGTCAAAACGGACGACGCGGGGTACAAGTCGAAAACGCCGTATCTGATGACGCCTTACGAGCCAAAGCCTACACAGAGCACAGCAAGCCTCACGAGTATCGAAGAACGCCTGACCAGATTGGAGGGAATCGTCAATGAACAATCCGTTGCTGGAAAGCTTGATGGGAAGCCAAAGGGCGGCAAGGCCGAATAATCCCCTTGCGATGTTGGGAGAATTTCGCAAGTTCGCAAGAGGCATGACGCCTCAGAAAGCGCAGCAGGAGATTGAACGCCTTTTACAGTCTGGGCAGATGTCTCAGGCTCAGTTCCAGCAGCTCCAGGAACCGGCAAAGGAGTTCGTGCAATTTCTGAAATAAGCCGGTGCGCAACGGTTTATTTATAAAATTCTTTCAGGAAGGAGTTTTGACACATGGATAGTGGTATGTCTCTCAGCGATATCGCCGCGGTCACCCGCGGTGCGAACGATGAGAACGGCTGGGGCTCCGGTTGGTTCCTCATTGTCGTGCTCTTCCTCTTCATGTTTGGCTTTGGCGGCAACGGATGGAACCGCCAGGGCGAGTTTGGCCAGTACGCCACGGCCGCATCGCAGCAGGAGATCCTTTTCGGCCAGCAGTTTGGCCAGCTGAACGACCGCCTGACCAACATCGGCAACGGCATCTGCAATCTCGGCTACGAGATGCAGGGCGGCATCGGCCAGCTGGGCAAGGAAGTCGCGCTCGCGCAGAACGGCACGAACATGACCATCATGCAGACCGGCAACGACATCCAGCGCCAGATGGCAGACTGCTGCTGCACCACGCAGCGCGGCCTTGACGCCATCAACGCCAACATCGACGCTAAATTCGCAGCGCTCGAAAAGAGCCAGCTCGAAGGCCGCATCGCACAGCTTGAGCAGGCCAACAACCAGCTCTATCTGCGCGAGCAGATGTGCGGTGTCGTGCGCTATCCCAGCGGCTACACCTACAGCGCGGGCAACTCCCCGTTCTGTGGCTGCGGCTGCGGCAACGGCAACATCTGACGCCCTATTTCGGCGAGGCAAGCGGGGCGGCAACAGCTGCTCCGCTTTTTAATTTTTTAGGAGGGTAAAAATATGAGTAAGTCTGCAATTTACACGACCAACGTCAGCAATCCCACCGTTGCGGTCGGCGGCATCGTGCCGGTCGGCTCGACGACGCGCCGCTATGGCTGCAACATCCGTCAGGACGGCAACGCGATTACACTGTGTGGGCAGGGCTATTACCTTGTCAATGTCAGCGCGACAGTCGCGCCCACGGCTGCCGGTACGGTCAGCCTGACCGCACAGAAGGACGGCGTCGCCATCATCGGCGCTACGGCAGCTCAGACGGTCGCAGCAAACGGCGTGGCAAACCTCACTATTACGGCTATTATTCGTAACGCCTGCGGCTGTGACGGCTCTCTTCTGTCGCTGGCGCTCGACGGCGTGGCATCGGTCGTCAACAACCTTGCGGTCACGGTCGAAAAACTGTGAACGACGATTCAGATGCTCTGCTGCTCGGGATAATTTTGCTGCTATTTGCTAATGCCATAAATAATGTCGAAGCTGCAGAAAGCGAGGAAGAAAATGAAACTCATTGAAAAACTGTCGGCGATGGTCGACGAGGAAATCGTGGACGCGATGAAGTATGCGAAATGCGCCCTCGAATACAAGGACGAATATCCTGCTCTCGCGAAGACATTCTACGATCTCTCCGGCGAAGAAATGCGGCACATGACGATGCTCCACGCCGAGGTCGCTGGCGTCATCCAGAAGTACAGGCAGGAGCACGGCGAGCCGCCCGAGGGCATGAAGTGTCTCTATGACTATCTGCACAGGAAGCAGATCGAGAGAGCGGCCGAGGTTCGGACGATGCAAGGGATGTTTCGTGAGGGATGAACGAGCCTAAAAAATGACGTACTATTAGCCAAAAAGGTCTCTGCCCGCAATGGGTAGAGGCCTTTTATGCGAGGGTAACTGCGGGGGTAACAAGATAGAAATATTGGGCATAATCGAGAATTTGCCAGAATAGTCTAAATATAAAAAACCTCGGAACCGCAACGGTTTCGAGGTTTTTCTTGGTCCGAGTGGCGAGACTTGAACTCACGGCCTCTTGACCCCCAGTCACCGAAAAACGACGGAATATCAACGGGAAATCGTTCGATGGGGGTAACGAGGGGGTAACAGAAAAACTATATCGCATCGGTGATTTTTCGAAGGTCGGTGAGGTTGACATCCTGATAATACCGCAGCATTTCGGGGCTTGCGTGACCGATCAGCTCAAGTTTGTCCTTGTCCGATGCCTGAATGTTTTTCATCAGCGTCGCGAACGTATGACGGCATGTATGGGGGGAATACCTGTGCCGCTTGTTTTCGATTGGATTGTCAATGCCGATTGCCTTTAATGTGGGATAGAAAACCTCGTCGCGGAAATAGTCATACCTGAACGCTTTCCCCTCTTCGTTACAGAATAGCGCGCCGGATATCTTATCTTTTGACAGCCGGTCTATGATGGGCTGAATCTTTGGCGAGATCGTGACGGTTCTATTCTTGCCCGCTTCGGTCTTGATACCAGCGCGAAGCACCTTTTCTTTCTTATCGTAGTTATCAATCGACAGGCCGAGAAATTCTGTAGGGCGGAAGCCGAGGTAACACATGCAGTAGATATAGTCGGCGTATGGAATCACGCCGCACGCCTCTTTTATCTTCTCGATCTGGTCGGCATCAAAGCTCGCGCGCGGCGCGGCGTTTTCGCCGGTGACGGTGAGATACGGGGCCATACTCATAGGGGCATATCCGCGCGGAACGGCATACTTGTAGATCAGGCTGCACACGGTGCGCATATTCTTTTTCGTCTGTTTGGCGCGCGGGCAGTCATCAATGCATTCTTGGATGTCATCAATCTCGACCGCGGCCAGCTTCATAAATTCGATCGGTGCAAAATACTTTTCGGCAGCGGCGTAGCAATTCAGCGTGGACTTGTCGGCGCGATGCGTTGGGAACCAAAGCTCATATGCCTTGCGCCAAGTGATATCCTTTTCACGGGGCTTTTGCGTCCGCAGCATGGGGATATATTCTAAGGCTTCTCGTTTTGTGCGGAAGCCGCATTTTTTCGCTTTCACGCGGGTCAGCTTGCCGTCTTCTTCACGGTAGCCTTTGGTGATTTCGGCTACCCATGAAGAGCCGCGCTTATAGACCGTCCCCGTCCCGTTGCCGCGTTTTGTGGCTTTTCGGTCGACAGATGCTTGCTTTTTTCCGCATATAGGACAAAACAGCGCGCCATCCGGCAGCGCTGCTTTACATTTGATGCAATTCGCCATGTCAGCCCCTCCAAAATCCATAGTCGACGCAGTGCATATCGATATACAAACCCCATGCAGCCAGCAACACCACCATGATAAACAGAATTAAAATCACGCCGTTTCGGATACGGACGCCGCGCCGCATGATCTCAATGGTATCGGCCTTTG